AAATGGCCGGGCTAAACGAAAAAATATTGCTTGCCACATCACATGGCACGCGACCGCTAACAATCGCCGGGAGAACCTATGCTGCGTGCCACAATGGCAGGGTGGGTCACTGAACCCTCACTGTCGTTCGTGCTTCGTCGCCCCACGATTTTTCCACGATCAATCGCCGCACGTTCGTGTCGTCAAACAAATCTTTCAGCGAGTCAAGAACTGCCTTTGCGACGTTGTCCACGTCCGCTCGTGGAAGTTGCGGCGCAGTCGCCTTTACGCCACGCTTCGTCAGATGCGATTTGGGACGTATGAACACAGCGTCAATGATGACTTCAATTGGTTCGCTTACTGGCAGCAATCCAGCGTCAATCGCCGCACGCAATACGCCTGCACGGTACGCATGCACTGGATGTTTTGACGGCACGTACGCTCTTGCAAATCCGCAGCGTGTGCTCACTCGCACTCTGGGCTGCGGCACTGGATCGCCTGCGACGCTGAACGTTATCGGTTTCATGCACCGAGCATCGCATCAGCGTCAAGCAAACCGCGCAAGCACGTCACGTATCGATGATGAGTGATTTGTTTCAAACATGCCGACAACGTTTAGCTCAATGGACGCCACTATCAGCGCCTCTCGTTCAATCGCTGTGAGTTGCATTCGCATTGCTTGCTCTCGCAACATGGCGTTTTCAGCCATGCACGACGAAAGCCTTTGTTCCAAAGCAAAGCGTTGAGTTGCCGTGCTTTCAAATGCTGGCATTGGATCGTCGTGAATCCATCCCATTTACGTTGCCTCCCAAATAAGTTTTCGCTGCAACGGGTGCAGCTTTGTCTGAGTTGACATACGTCAAGCGAACCTGCTCGAGTGGATGATCTCGAAGTGCCTCATCACCTGACGCACGTAATGCCCTTCGTGAATCTCGTCAGCGACATACGCATGAATGACGGCACCGTTGGCGAGATAGAAAACGGCGACGCCCACTTGGACGGGCCGTAAAGCGCCGTCCAGTGGGCCGCCGAGGAACTCGACTGTTATCCAGTCTTTGCTCATTCGTAGCGGATCACAGCGAACCAACCGCGCGGACCGCGAGCCACGCCACGCTCCACGATGCGATAGCGACCACGCATGGCGTCTTTGTAGAAACAGCACGCTTTTTCAGCCGCCAGCGGAGTCGGTCCCATACCGATACCCTCTCGAACTCCGTTAAGCACGCGGCAGTGAGTGAGCCGCCCGGTGCGTGCGTTCTCCTCAGCCTGCTCTTGGGCAGTGATCGTCACCCGCCTGGCGTTGATCACCACGTTGTCAGCCTGAGCCGCAACGCCGCAGACCGCCAGAAGAATCGCCAATACAATCCGTTGCATATCGTCCGTCCTTTCGTCCGTGTGAAACAGCCGCTCCTTGCGGCACTGCTTACACGGTAGACACGACGTCAAGCGATCACCGTTCCAACTCTTTGAGCACGCTCTCAATGATTGGATGACGCACGATGTCGCTGGCTGCGAACTCGACAACTCCGACGCCTTTGATCGCCGCGAGCCGCTGCATGACGTCGATCAGACGCCGCTCGCTGCGTGGCAGATCGCTCTGATCCGCGTCACCAGTGACGATGACCTTGGAGCCTTCTCCAATGCGCGTCAAAAACAACTTCAGCTGTGAGAACGTCGCGTTCTGTGCCTCATCAAAAATCATGATGCTGTTGCGGAACGTCCTGCCACGCAGATACGCCAGCGGTGCAATCTTCACAGCCGCACCGACTCGCTCGCGGTCCTTCGTGTGTCCACGCTTCCCGGCAATCCGCTCGATGGCGTCAAAGAACGGCACCAAGTACGGCCCAACCTTTTCCTCGGCGCTGCCCGGCAAATACCCGAGTTGCTCCGTCGCAACTGACGGCCTGGTGATCACGATGTGCTCGACGGTGCCGGCCAGCAGCTGCTGCACCGCGTAGCCGCTCGCCAGATGCGTTTTCCCGGTGCCAGCAGGACCGAGGATGAATGTGATCGAGTTCCGCCTGATCACGTCCAAGGCGGCTTCCTGCGTCCTGTTGCGAGGCGTATAGCCCTCGCCGGGATGTGCCACGGGCGGTGGTCTTTTCTGACGCCGCGTCTTTTTCTCTTTTCGCATGCGGCGTCAGACTATCCCGCGAAACGTGAAACCATCCCGCGACTGTCAACGGAAAAGCGGACCTGCGCCAGACTCAACGGCTGCGATCCTCGCCTTGGCGATCTCAACGTAACCAGCGTCACGCTCAATCCCGATGAAATCATGCCCCCTTGAAACGGCCGCAACGCCCATCGTGCCAGAACCGCAGAAAGGGTCTAAAAGCATTCCGCTAGGCGTGCAGATATAGCGCGTCCACCAATCCGCAAGCGAAAGAGGCGTCGCCGCTCCGTGCGATCCTTTCTCGACATTCGCTCCCTGGATTGGCAGCACATTGAATGGCGTAACGCCACCACGCTCAACCGCAGCGCTGGCACATCTATCTTTTCGCATTGAAAGCCCAGAGGGCATGACACGCAAAGCACGGTCGCCATTTCGTGCGGCTGCGTTACTCATGGACTCAGACCACAACACCTCTTCCTGGTTTCTGTAACAATCGCTATGCCCAAGCCATACGCATGCCTTCATGCTTGGACGCATCAATCCTCTTCTTCGCTGACAATGGACTGTAGGTGCAGTTGTGTGGTTCCACCACCACGCATCCTGCACCATGTTCCACTCGCGTGCCCATTTCGCCATGAACTCAAACAGCCACGGTCGCATGCGTCCAACCTTTTCGCTGTTTGGCTGAAGGATGAAAACGGCGCTGCCATGCGGCTTCAAGATTCGCCGCACTTCCGACACGACGCCGTCCATCAGCGTGTGCCATTCCGGCTCAGTGAGGCGACCGTACGGGCGGTTTATTTCAGCGTACGGCGGGTCTGTAACGACTGCGTCAACGCTCTCTGCCGGAAGCGTGCGAAGCACTTCCAGGCAGTCGCCGTGATAGATGTTCCATGACATGCACGCAACATCGCAGGCGTGTCAAGTCAAACCGTTGAACCGAAATCCGTCCCACGAGTACCGAGGCGTGCTGACACGTTCCTCCCTCGGCTCAGGCTGCACTCGCTTGGCTCGACACTCCGCCGCACGCTCTGCGATCTGCTCTGGAGTTGGGTCGTCCGCGAGGATGTCCCTTGTTGACCGCTGGCGGTTTGGCAACTTGTGCCGCACCTTCAACCGAGCGACAAAAGACTGCGAACAGCCGAGGGCTGCGGCGATCTCCCAGTAGGAGTCGCCGCGAGCGCACAGCCGATGCAGTGTCACAGCGCAGTATTCCACTTCGCGTCCTTGTGGCATCTCAGTCTTTCGCCAACGGCATGATGACGCCAGTGTTGTCGCCGCACCGCAGCACGACGGCAGACTCAGCGTCCACCACCTCGATGCTGACGGTAGGCTCCTCGTCGCCGTCAATCCCGTTGAGCCATTCCACGACGAACGCCGGATCAAGCTTCACGCCCGCCTTGGCACCAGCCTCGACGATGTCGCACGTCACGCTGCTTTCGCCTTTTTCGGCGCTCTGACCGTGCAGCCAGATGCCGTCAGCAGAAAAGGCGTACTCGACGCCACGAGACTCTTCCGACGAGCAGATTGCAGCCGCCCGAGTAGCAGCCAGCAGCGAAGAGCGTTCGACCGTGCTAGACGCCACGTCACGCTCAGGAAGCACGTCACGCCACCGAGGGAATCTGCCTTCCATCAGCAGAGCCGTGACCGTCGCGTTGCCAACAGTGGCGACAACTTCCTTGCCGGTCGCCTCGATCTGCACGCTGTCGTCGCCCGCCTGGTCCGCGAGCCGGGCAATGATCTGCATCACCCGAGCAGGCACCAACGTCGTCGAGTTGTCCACCGCAAGGTCATGCTCGCACCTGACGCTCGACAGCCGACGACCGTCAGTAGCCACGAACGTGACGACTTCTCCTTCCACCTCGATGAGCACAGCGCCGAGAGCATAGCGGCTCGACTCAGCGTCTGCGGAGAATACGACGCCTTTCACCGCACGCACGAACTGGTCAGCAGGCAGCCGCGTGATTGGAGTCGTGCCGATCGGGTCCCAGACCGGGTACTCCGCTGCATCCTCGGTCGGCAGCGTCCACTTGCCACGGTTGGCCTCAATGACGCAGCTGCTGCCCTCAGGCGTTAGCGTGATTTCGTCAGCCGTCGTGCTCGACAGGATGGCGTGCAGCCGGTCCTTTGGCAGCAGAAACGTGACGCCGGGCGGTGCGTCAATTTCCACGTCGATGCGGATCTCGCCGTCACTCCCAGAGAGAACTCCGTCCGATAGGAGCACGTTCTGGAGCACTTGCCGTACTGCCTTTCCGGGCACTGCTGCCGCCACGGCGTTCAGCGCCGCCTTGAGTGCTGGTGCCGACAACGTCGTGCCACCAGCCTTTGTCTTTCTTCGTTCCTTCATTGCTGTCATCCTTTGATTCCTTTCGTAGAGAACTTCCCACTAGCACGCCGAGAGCGAACATGCCCGCAGCGATGATTTGTCCTATCGCGAGCATGGCGAGGTTTTCGGTGCTCATAGCCCCGCTCCCGACTTCTCAATCACCTGTGCCAGCCTGACGTTTCGGTCAAGCGAGTCCGCCAGCGCCTCCGCTGCCGTCTCAAGCAGAATCCTGTCGTCGTCGCTGACTTCGTCGTCCCACGCTCGCTGCATCAGCGCCGCCACGACATCGCGTGGCGAACCCTTGAAGACCCAGTCTCCGTCACTCATGCGTCACCGCCTTCACGCTGTGAGCGAATGAACTCCATGACGTCAGCACCAAAGACGTAGACCTTATTGCCAAAGACGTGCCGCTTCAGTCCACTGCTGAAAGCAAGTGACACCTCGTCAACACTCCACTCAAGCCTCATAGACAGTTCGTACGCCGTGTACATGGCATCAGAAATGACAGCCCCAGGAATGAAGTGGTCAGGTGCTTTTCGGCTCATGCGTCACCGCCAATCACGCGGATGGTGCGAGCCTCGCCGTCCTGCCAAGTGATCCAGCCTTTACGCCTCATGGGCCGCAGGTGGCACATGACGCCGTTTGTCGTCCAGCGGAACGCCTGGCCGATCTGGCGGATCGTTGGGCTGTAGCCGTGGACGTTGATGTACCCGGTAACCCAGCCGAGCACTTCGTGCTGCCGGGGCGTTAGTGGCTGGCGTTCTGTTGTCGTGGTCATGCGAGTGCCTCCTTGCTGGCTTCAAGCTTTCTACGGGTACGTGCAAGCGCCTCGGCGGCTTCTCCGGTCCACTCCTTGGGTGGAGGTGCTGCGTCGGCGAAGTCTCTGGCTCCTGCTCGTGGCGACGCCTTCGGCTCGTCAAACGAGCCGCCGAGCACCTTGTGAGCCCAGCCGGGCTTCACGAACTGAATCAGCGTCATCGGCGTCTTGAAGTACCGGCACTCGCCAATACGCCCGACAGCCTCGGTGGCAACTTGCAGCCACCCGGCCTCGGCCAGTCGATCATCCCAGCCGTCAGGCGGCGTAGACGGCGTCCACTTCCTGCCCTTGCCGGCGTTCCATGCTGCTCGGAATGATTCCCACGCTTCTCGCGGATGATGATGACGATATTCTTCTCTTATCTCATCTCCTCTACTGCGCGTCGGCGCAGGCAATGCCTGCGCGTCAGCGCAGGCAGCCCCGGACCGCCTTCGCCGGTCTGGTTCCCGGTCGTTCTGCTCCGCTGCTCTGTCGCGGTGCTGAATCCTCGACTTGGCCGCCTGGCTGAACCGGCGATCCCATCCGGGGACAGCAACGGTAGCGACCGTCTCGTCGATCTCCAGCCAGCCGACACTGGCAACCGCCTGCCAAAACTCCTCTGTCGCGCCGCACGTCCTGACGAGCCGTGGCAACGTCATGCGGGCCGTGCCGTCAGCACAGTGCATGGACGCCCAGCCCCAGAGTTGCAGGAGATTGAACACCACGTCCTGCACAGGCAGGCCCGTCGTGTCAATCAACTCCTGCACCTCCGGTTTTTGCGGCAGTGCCAGGTCGTAGGCGATCCACTCACCGGCCATTCCTGTTCCCCTCCATGATTCCCTTCGCCTTGAACCAGTCAGGCCGGAACTCTGCCCACCGCTTGTGCCCGATGCAGCCGCAGTCGGCGATGTGATCCGCGTAGGCGATGACGCACTGCTCCATCAGCTCGTCGTCGCTTGTGCGATTGTGCTCCTGGGCGATCTTGCGGGCCTTTTGCTCGCGGCGTTCTTTTTCCTTTGCGTAGTCAGATTTCCAGTTAGCGGTCATGGCGCACCTCTTGGCGATACTCATCCAAAAGCCAACGCTCTAGCTTTCTTCTCTCATCCTCCATGCCGGCGGCTGTAAGCACAGGAATCCAGGTGTCGGCGTCCACTACTACATCCAATATTTTCTCGCCGCTAAAGATGCTTACTTCGATGTATGTGAACGGAGGATCTTCACCGCATACGTAGAAAAACCTTCCGCCGAGTCCGCCCTGTCTTTCTCTAAACACGCGGCAGTCATGGCAATTTTTCTTCAGTGAAAGCGATTGGCGACGAATTTCATTCTCAGCAATTGTTACATTTCGCTTTCTGTCGATACGTGCCAAAACAGCAAAATGTCGTTGGAATGAATCCTTGTTCTCAAATGGATCGCAAACGTATTCATCGAATGCGATGTCCTCAACGCACTCTTGCTCAACGACAACGCGGACTGTCCTGTCGATGTCGGTGAGGTACGCTCCTCTGCCAGCGCGATCGCGGTGCATGTTTGCCCATGCGTCACCACTGCCGTCGCGACGAACGGCAACTCCGTTCGTTCCTCTAACTTGAAAGTCCATTGGCAACCTCGCGGATTCTTTTGGTGGCTTTCTCCGCTACGTCTTTGTCGATCTCAATGCCGACAAACGTCATTTGTTTTACGACGCAGACGACTCCGGTCGTTCCTCCTCCCAAGAACGGGTCGAGCACAACGGAGCCGCGCTTAGTGAACCGCTCGACGATGTCGTCCATGCCCGACTCGGACTGACCCCAGTGATGGTGATCCTTGTCGTTGTCATTTGGCTCTGACTTGCAGACATCGCCGACCCAGTCGCCTACGTAATCACCCTTGGTAAACCAGAGGAGCGGCTTCCAGAAGGTATTTACCTTCCGCTCCCAAAGTTGGACTGACTGACCGCCAGGCGTGATGTACCCGCACGTCCAGTGGTACTTGAGGTGCTTCGTCATTCCCGCCACGATGTCGGGAAGGTATGACTGTCCGATCATGACGATGCACGAGCCGCCGGGCCTTAGGACGCGGCTGGCAAAGAGTGCAAGCTCTTCGTAAAGCGGCACAAACTCGCGAGGGTACGGCGGGTCGGTAATGATGATGTCGATAGATTCGTCGGCAACTGGCGCCTCGCGAAAGTCGCAGGCGTGAACGACAAACGTCGGCTCAACCTCTTCCTTTAGCGACGCCTCAAAAGCGGCCATTACATCCTCGACGTTGTCTCGTTGCCTGCGAACTTCTCGCAGGCTCCAAGACTTGCCGCCTGCGTTTTCTCGCAGCCACTTAGTCCACTCGCCAACAACCTGCGGGACGGCGGGCCGTAGTTCTGGCTTCCTCTCGTTGACCATCGCATTCATGAGTTCAACCCACGCTGTAAGCTTTTCGAAAAACTCACAAGCCACCGCTACGAGCCTGTCAACGTCGTGTGTGGTCAGGCGCTCGCACGCGATAGCAGCCGTGACAGGCAGCTTCGGGAGCCAGTGCTGGCAGAGCCAGCCAATGTCTTTTCGCGAGTCGGACTCGTAAAAGGCGTTCGCTGCTGCAACGTTGGCGGCAGTCTTGTCCACCGACCATCCCTTGCCGTCTTCGCCGCCAACGAGCATCGCCTGGACGACCTCGGGCCAGTGCGGGTGCGGGCCGTCTTTTGGTTTACCAGCGAGACCGTGGATGGCGTTCAGGTGCTGCGTCTTGTTAAGCAAATCCATAAGTTGACTTATGGATTTTGCGACCTCCGCAGCCGAAACCAGTTGCGAAAGGTACGGCTGCGACTTTCCGATCTTGCGGGCGTAGTCAGACAGCCCGCCTTTCTTGCCTCTGCCGGCACTCGCCTTGCCGACGCGATCCAGCGCGTGCAGCCCGATCTCCAGCGGCGCGAGCTCGCCCTGGTTGTTGCTCGTCGCCAGTGCCATGTAAGCCTCGTCGTCGTCCATCTCGACGACCCAAGACGGCACGACATCAATCCCGGCTTTTGCTGCCGCCGCCTGGCGATGATGTCCGCTGATGATCTCGTAGCCGTCGTCCACGGCTCGCACGGTAATCGCGTGACGAGACTTCATGTGTCCTCGCTCTTGCAGGTCCGTAGCGATGGCATCAACAACGTCATCGCGTAGGGAAACTCGCGGGTTTTTCGGGTGCGGTTTCAGTTGCGAAACCGGAATCAAAGTGATCGTGTCCGTGGCCGTGGTCATGCCGTCATCCTTGCGTGTCGTGATGTTCCAACCTTGTCACTGTGCGTGATGCGTCAAGCGTGTCGTGCCGATCAACCACCGCACGTCTTCAGCTGCTTTGCTCTCTGTCGTGGACAAAGGCGAACCTCCGTCGGCAAGCAAAATCGCGGTCTGCGCCTTCTCGCCTTGCGTGAGATTTCGCTGGCTTTTCGCCAAAGCTTTTCAAGCCTTGCGATCAGCACGGCATCAGCGATCTTCGCGTCAAATCCGAGATAGCTCATCACGCACACCTCCACTCGCGCTCGCCCCTACCACTCGCACTCGTCACCACTCGTCCCGTCTCAACGATCCTCCCAGCCTTGGCAAGTTCCGTGAGTCGCTTGTTGACTTGATGCCCGAGCAGTCCGCATCGAGCAGCAATGCCTGACGCACCCGCCGGCCCGTGCGAAAGCGCCTCGAGGATCGCCGCGTGGTGCTCGCCTGCGAACGCCTTGACGCTCGCGGCTGCGGCCTTGCTCGTCACCGGATCGGTGCGGCGAAACAGCGGCAGCGTGTCTTCGATGTCTGGCGTGATGTAGTGGGGGCGGGTCATTTGTTGCGATCCTTCGCGTTGTTTTTTGCTAGAACAGCCGTAGCTGCCGCTCGCCTCCGCGAGCCTCAATCTCAACCCTCTTTATTTCCGAGTACCACGGAGAAAACGGCCTAGAAAAGCCAAGTTCTGTCATGTCGTTTTTTAGAATCGCTTGAACAATCGCCTTGTAACTTGGTGCCTTGCGCAGAACCATCAGCCGGTGCGGCACCTCGTCAGGAATCCCGTCCGAATAGCCGCGATGTAGCCAGCCGGCGATGTATTTCTGAACGCTCTCTCTCGTACTCACAGATCACCTCGTCAGCGACGTCGTTGGCTGAATCACGCTCGCGCTCCGTGAGTGACTTCCAGGCAACGCGGGTGGCAATCTCAGGAACGCCGTGCAGAAAGCAGCACGACGCCTGACCGACCCAAGATCGTCTGTTAGTTCCAACGGCTGTCAGATGCACGGCGCTGGATGTAGGCCACGCCTCAACCATGTGCCGAGCCGTTGAGCCAAAGCCGATGCAATCACGTAGGAGCGATGCAGCCAGCATCGCAAGCCGGTCAAGCTCCACAGATGCCGGGGCGTCATACATCCCGTTCTGGAAGCATTCCCATTTCCAGTACGGTTCAAACACTTGAATCATCTTGATTCCCCCTGCTATCGGAGTCCCAGCAATCGGAAAACTCGCGGCTGGCAAACAAGGCAGCGAGCCCTGTGATTTGCTTGAGTCGCAGCAACTCGTCTTTATCCATGCCGATGTGCTTAATGATCCAAGCGTCGCTCATGCCAGCCTGGACAAGCTCAGAAACAATGGACGACATCAACTCAATCGAATGCGTTCCTCTGGCACGGTTGTGCCGGATCGTTGACGCCATCCGGTTGGATATGTCCTTGTGAATCACGACGACCGGCAGCATTCCGCCTTCGCGGTCGTATATCCGTTTGCTCGTCTTGAGCGTGGTGTAACGGTGGTAGCCGTCCACAATCTCATACGTGTCGTCAGCCTCGATGTAGTAGCACACGACCGGCATCGTAAAGCCGTCCTCCCAGATGGACGTCTCAAGCAGTTTCATCTCTGGCGGCGCGACTGCGTTTGGGTTGTATGCGTTAGCACGCACCTTATCCACCGGAACGGAGATCACTGAATACACGGGGCTCTTAAATTTGGTCATGTTGCACCTTTCGCAAACTTTGCTTCTGCGTCTTTACGAAGCGCCCAATCTTCTTTTGTCATCCCGAACCCCATGTACTTGCATGAGTGGTCGTTCTTCAGGATGCAAATGCAGACGCGCTTGAATGTGGGGATGAGTTGAAATTCAGTCAGGTCAACGTCGTCGATGTAATCCATGCGGATCTTGCATCGCTTTGACTTCTTTCCTCGCGGGCCGACCTGAAGCGAAACGCCTTGTTTCTTCAGTAGCTCAATCGTTTCGTCAGACACTTCGCCGCCCGTCTTCTGCCAAAACTCAATGCTCGTTTCGACTTTTTTTCGGTAGTTTGCTGCCACCTCCGCAGGCAGCGTCGTCAGCAAGAATTCCATGTACGTCTTCCACGTATGCCCCTTTGGAAGCGTGATCGACTTCCAGCCCATGGCGGTCGTCCCGCCGTACATGCCGGCGAAGTTGACGCCGTTCACTCTCCCGACCATCCGGCCCCAGTTGTTGGGGTCAATGACGCGATATAGCTTCAGGCTTTCAATCGCACAGTCATTGAACGGGCTGGCAACACGCATCTGATTGAGCGTCAGACCGGCCTGATAGAACAGGTCGTAAAGCTTGTTGTAGTCCCACCCGAACCGAGCGTTGGCGGTCCACACGTCCTCGGTCGTCCAATCAAACAACGGGTAGAAGTTGAACACTGACGGGTACATCTGCGTTGAATAGTTGAGCCCCTCAAAGTTGCTGCCTTCCTTGCGTTCAGCGTGCAGCGCCTTCCAACGCCTAAAACTTTCCTGCGTGCGAATGCCGACAAGGCAGGCGGTTCGCTTGGCTTTGTTCTTTTTGTGAAGCCAGCGAGAGAACCGCTTCTGCAACTCGTAGTCCGTCATGCCTTTCTTGAAAAAGTCAAAGGGGCAGTTGCCCTCGTTGACCGACTCCGCTGGCATGTCTCGCACCCAGATGTCTCGCTTGTCTGCGTCCCAAGGAATCCAGTACGCCTGGTGCATGGACGTCGCACACGGCACCTTCATTGGCAGGCAAATACGGTATGGCTCGATGACGTCTCGGTTGCTGCTCAACTCGGCGTCAACGTAGTCGGTCGTCATCTGGTACTGCGCTTCGTAGTCCATGTGCAGCACGCCAAGCTTTCGACCGGGATAGTTCCGGCGGACGTAGTCAATGCACAAGTGCAAGAGCACGCCGGAATCCTTGCCGCCAGAAAACGACACGAAGACGTTGTCGAACTCTTTGAAGATGATGTCGAGCCGCTCTATCGCGGCGTCGTAGACCGTTTTGTGTTTCTTCTTTGCCTTCATCTCACTTGCTTTCTGTGGTGGCGCTTTCGCAATCCAAGCCAATTCTTGGCAGCAATCATCTGCATTTCCATTTGCCGCAAAAATAAGGCCCGTTTGCATCTGCCACTTCCCGTGTATTTGCCGGGTTACGCCCGGCGCGACTGCGTCACCTGTGGAGAAAACATCAAGCCGCAGCTGCACTGATACACGCCTCTTGAGTGCTATGGCGGCCAATGCGGCTCCGATGCAAGCCGCTACGGCAATGGCGTGCCGGTCGGTAAATCCTTAGTCACCTGTCCAAGTCGGGCCGGGATCAACCACCGTTCGAGCCTCAGGCTCGTACTGCCTCAGTCGTTTCCGCAACTCTCGCACCTCAACGAACAGTCGAGCCACCTCGGGTGCCTGGGAGAGATACGAGTCAAGCACCGCCGATACGGTTGCTGCGGCGTCGTCGCCCCAAGATTCCGCAACCAGCGTTCGCAGTCGCCACTTGCGGTCGCGAATCCAATCTTCTGGACTCATGATCTGCCCTCCATCCAGCGTGCGGCCTGCGCGTTTATCCTGGCTGCGATGTCCACCAGCTGCGGTGCCGCAGCCTGATACGCAGCCTCTGCCGTCTCATGCCAGTCGTCGCCGGCTGGCGAGAGCGAACCGCCTGGACGACGTGCGTAGCGCCTGCCTTCAAGCAGGAACGCGTCGCCGTGGTCGAGCCACGCAGACACGCCGCCTTCGTCATGCTGCTGGTGGATGTGAACCCTGTAGACGTGACCGCTCATGCCGTCACCTCCGATCCGATCAGCATCTCAGCCTTGGTCAGGAGCAGACCCACGATCTCGTCGTGCTCGGCCTGGCTGAAGGTGCCATCAGCAAGCCTCTCGGATGTTGTCTTCCGCAGAGCGTCGCAGCGATCAACCGTCTGGGCTCGACTGACCGCCAAGCGGGCCTTCTCAACGGCGGTGAACTCGTGAGCCTCGGGCGTGGACGTCTTCAGCTTGATGACGCCACCTGCCGGCCTCGCGTCGTCAAACTTGGGACGCACCTCAACCGGCTGACGTGGCGTCTCTGCCACGACGTGGTGCGTGTAGTCCTGAGCCTCCTCGGCGGTGACGAGCCCCTTGAGAACGTCGGGGAAAGCGTCACGCAGCGCAAATCCTCGAGCCCGCATCTGGAGCATCCGCCTCGGGTACTGGCTCCACGGGCCTGCCTTGCCCCACAGCGATGCCTTCTTCGCGTCTGCCACCGCAAACGTCACCACCGTCGGCTGCGGGTATCCACGACGCTTCGCCGTGCATGTGGCAACCATCTGATCGCCGTCGCCCTCAATGGACTCAATGACGTACTCGCAGACGTTGCTGGCCTTGCAGACAGCCAAGGCGGCGTCACCGTAGACCGACGGTCTGCCGTTGACCACGGCGATGCTCTGAAGACTCTGGAGCGGAGCCAGGCCAATCTCCGCGCCGCACTGGATCGCCAGCATGCAGCTGGCCGGCTTGCCCCGAAAATCCTTGGGGGCGAAGTCGCTGTTGGCGACCGTCTCGCTGAACTTCATTGCGTCCGTCACCGATTGCAGAGCCAGCCCTCTCGGCTGCGTCTGCGTGCTGATTTCAGTGCTCATCCTTTGTCCTTTCGTCCTTGTTGATGAAATCCGGCTTTCGCGTCGTGCTAGGCCGGTGGTGTTGCGTCCTTGCGCTGCGGCGTCCTGCCGCCTCCTACCGCACCGAGGCGTCATGCCTTGGGCGGCTCCTTTCAGTGCGTGATGTCCTTGACGTTGACCGAGAGCCAAGCGCCGTCCACGTCCACGACCATGCGGTCGCCTTCGACGGCCTGGACGTGACCGCTCCAACGTCGCTCGGCGGTCAAGCCAGAGACGAAGTCGCCGACTGCCGGCGTGTTGTTCGTGTCACGCCAGCCAGTGCCGTACGTGTCCTGCATTCCTGCGACGGCTGCTGCGTATTCGTTTTCGTGTGCCATGTGGGTCATCTCCTTCGTGTGTAGGGGCAGTGTACAAAAGACCAGTTGTCAGTCAACGTTTGGGAAGTGCTTAAAAACAAGGCGTGGAGCGGTTTGTGTTTGTTGGATTTCCGTATAGTGTTTGCGGTAGCGCCGGCGTTAGATGTGCGGCAAGGTAGCGACGGCGTTAGAAGTCGTCAACTGAGAAAGCTTGAGATCGTCGAAACGAGCAGATCAATTCCATGTGCTACAGCCTGGGCCAGATCCGAGTCAGTGCCCAGCTGCTGACCAAGTCGGATAAAGACCAAGGCTTGAATGAGGCGGTCTATTTTTGGTCGCATCGCGCGGCCCTCCTTGGCCAGAAGAATCCTTGAGCCCGCTGGCGACATTGCCAGCGAGCGAGTTGGTTGGTCAGCTGCGGCAGTTGATATTGTTGCCGGCAGCGTCGAGCACGTACCAATCCCGGTCTCTGTAGTTTTCCTCGGCGTACTCGTTGGCAGCAGCGTTGTTGGCTGCGTGGAACGTCTCGACCACGTCCCATTCACCGGATTCCATCGTGAACGCTATGCGGTACTCAGGCTGCTCTGTGTATGCGGGCATTGTGTCGCCTTGACCAATGCACAGCACTTGCTCGCAGAACCGCTGGATGTCCAGATGTTCCACTCCGTCTTCGGCGGCACGGCGCACGTGAGCCCGGTACTCGGCGATGATGTCGCTCTTGGTAAACTTCGTGCCCTCCGCGTAAATGGCGGCTTCGGTCTCAATCTCAGAGGTGATCATTTTGTCCATGATTTGAGCTCCTAGTCTCGTGTTCGTGGCCCGGCGGCGAAGTTGCCGCCGGGCAATCAGCCATCACAGGTATTTAGCCAGCCAGTGCTTCTGGGTCCGCATTGTTTCTGGCGACATGCAGCCTCGGCAAGACTCGTAGACCATTTTGGCTGCGATCCCATACTCGCCAGCAGGCACCTGGCTGGCAGGATCATTCATGGTGGCAACCACCATCCGCAGGAATGACTGGCGGGTGTAGCCAAGGCTCGCAACCCGCATTTCGTAAGCGGCAGCAGTCGTCATGGTTTCGTCTCCGGTTCGTAGCTGCGAGTCACTCGTGCTCGCATGGGTGTATTCTAGCGTCGGCGTTAGAAGTGTCTAGGGGTGAGGCAAAATATTTTTTCTGGTGCGTTTTAGGCTGCAAAACGCCTAATTCGCCTTGAATCCGCCCTTTGGGCGTCCGGTTTTCCCGGTCTTGGGGCGGTCGGCGGCGACCTTCTTAACCTCGGCCTCGTCAAAAACGAGGGCGGTTGGAGCGGCCCAGTAGCGGGTCAGCCCGCCCTTCTTGGCTCCAAGGATGCCAAGCTGGCGAACCCTACCCATCGAGACGCCGAGAATCTTGGCAGCGTCCGCTGTGGAGATGAGCGTCTTGCCGGTAGGGAGTGCCATGACCATACCCAGATATTAACGCCGGAATCAGAAGTGTCAATTTGACGCTGCGAAACAGCCTTGTTTGCATCCGACACCGTCACGGCTCTACCCTAGGTACTGTACAGAACCTGAGTGGAGGATAGGGCGTTGTACATGTGTATACTACCTCCAAACCCTACGAGAGATTTGGACAACGAGGAAGCCATGCTACTACGAGACATCTACGAAAACGAATACGCCGTGATTGCAGCCCATACAGACGAGTGCCGAAGGCAGTATCGGCTGACGTTCGCCCGCTGGGCCGACCAGCTTGGCACCGAGCCGACGACTGCCCACCTCGACAGCCTGACGGTGCAGTTGTACGTGGCTCACCGGAAGAAGCACGTCAAGGCGGCAACGGCGAGAAAGGATCGGAACCAAATCAGCGCCATCTGGACGTACTGTGCCAAGCGTCGTTACGTGGAGCAGTTCCCAACCATCCCGCAGGTCAAGGCACCAGGCCGCATACCACGCGGATACACGGTCAATGACGTCTCTGCCCTGCTACGAGAGGCTATGAGGCGGAAACCGCCCTACAAGCCCACGCCGGTGCCTCCTCATGTGTTTATGCCGTCGCTCATCCGCAGCTGCTGGGAGACTGCTGAGAGAATCGGCAGCCACATGGCACTACGTTGGCGAGACGTGGACATGCTCCAGCGAACTGTCATTTTCCAAGCTGAGAATCGAAAAGGCGCGACCCGCGACATCATGCGTCCTATCTCAGAGGAGCAATGCCTATGGCTCAACCAGATGCGGCGTGGCGATGACGAACTCGTCTGGCCTTGGGCCGGGCACAAGAGCACGCTATGGCATCACTTCGGCAATATCTGCCGGCGTGCTGGCGTGGTCAATCGTGGATTTCACGGGTTGCGGAAGTCCGCCGCCAGTTACGTTGCATTGGCGGGAGGCGACGCCACGCAGCTGCTTGACCATTCCAACCCAGCGATTACCAAGAACCACTACCTAGACCAGACAATCAACAGGCCAAAACACACGGCGATTGATTTGCTGCCGAAACTAGACCTGGGCGACAAACCGCACGAGCCACCAGCGGCGTGATTCTCAACAAAGTTTCTAGCGGTGCGTTTTCGTAGAGTGTGCGTCAATTCGTCCTGCTACCTGAAAGGGGTGGTCTGTGGGATTTTTTGCCAATTTGTTTCGTGCCGGACCGAAGCCAGCCATCGACGTTGGGGATGGCTTGGGATACCGTGTCATCAATCCGTATAAGGTAGAGGTGCTGATTTGTCCTATGTGGCTCGAAGACGGATGCGATGACACCGGCAAACCAAAACGCAGAACTTTCTCAGCTATTGAAAAACTTAACGCGACTGTCGCATGCAGCACTGAATCTCAAGCATCTGGCGTTCTGGTTGTTCTTGAGAACATGGAGCACAACTGCGAACACTGTGGCGAAGAGGTGTTTGCATGGGAAAAGAAGTGCGAGGAGTGCAAGAAGCCGCTTTGGAAGGGCAGCAAGAAGCTTGAGATGGTCGTCGTGCACGTCCTCAAATTGCCTTGACCAACTCTGTCAAAGGGTACGGCATTTCCGGCAAATTGCCTCGCACGCAATCACCGTGAAATGCCGTACCCTGTGACAAAACGTCTGCCCAAAAACATTCGGGCCGACATTCCGTCACGCCTTGACAAGTTCTGTCAAATGCCGATGCGTCGCCCGGTTGGCATACCCAGCCGGGCGGCGTTCCACATTCGCGAATTGAGAACATGCCACACGTCAGCCTCCGCTTCCGCCTGCCCGACGAGCAAGTCGAGTTCACTGCCGCCCTCCAGGGTGCCGACGCCAAGTCGGCGATCTGGCAGGTCGATCAGTACTGCCGCTCGATCCTCAAGCACGGCGAGCCGAGCGAGGAGACGAGGCGGCACCTAGAGGAGATACGAGAGATGCTGAGAGAAAGGCCTGGGCTGCTGGATGACTGAGTGTCAAGATTTTTTGCAAAAAAACTGGTGGCTACTGCACACTTAGTCGCCCTTTCCGTCACCTTGTGTGCAGCGACACGTTCCCGAAACGTATCCCAAAAACAACGAGAAAGCGACGTTTGCCGATACGATCAGTCAAAGATGTGCAACTTCGCCGCCTGCCTTTGCGCCATCGCTTCCACCCTGGCTGGCTTGCCCGGCTCGGACGGCAGCCTGTCCGGAGGCCGCATAAACACCTCGATGTCCTCGGCCAGTGCTGCCGCCCGGTACTCCACCTCTCGCACAGTGTCGAGCACGAGCGTGTGATCTCCCGCCTGGGCACGGTCTCGCAGTTCGCCCTGCCCGCCCTTGCTCGGATCGTAGAGCAGTTCAATGCACCACGTGACGCGAGCGCCAATCCTCGCCAGCTTGGTCAAGAACTTTCGCATAGGTGGCGACAGCCTCTCGGGCATGCGTCTCCGCTTGCCCTTCGCTGGCGGCAGATCATCATCGGTGACGAACGAACGCTGTACCTCGCCCATGCGGTGAGTGTTGCACAGGCGTCAAGTTCGCCGGGCTTCCTTGCATGCCTGACGCATCCACGTACGGTTTGCCATTGACGCAAACCAGAGCCGCGCAAAAACCTCAACAGCCTCGCGTCCGACGTCAGCGTAGAGCGTTCGCAGTTCCGGCGACGCCCCCCACATGGCTTCGACGTCCTCTTGAACTTTGGCGATCAGCACCTTGGCGTCCATGACCGCGAGCATCTGCGACTGAGGCTGCGTCCTTGCCAACTTCGTCCAGTGCTCTGAGTTCCAGCAGCGGCAGATTGCGTCGCAGAACTCGTCGAACGCACGCCCAGCCTGAACGGCTCGCGGCCCGATCTCTGCTCTGAGCCGGCCACGCAAGTGCGCCAGCATCCCAGCCGGCGCGTCGCCCACCGTCACCTCCCGCCCGCAGGCAGAGCAGATGAAACAGGCGTGAGCGACGCGCCGGGCGGGCTCTTGCACTTGCAGGAAGCAGGGCAAGGGCAGACAGTCCTGTGCCCGTCGCCGTGCGTGATGTAGCCCTTGCCACCGCACTCGGTGCAACAGCCGGGTTTTGGTGGCTCTGGCTGCGGTTGTGGAGCCTTTTCCTGTGCCGTTGCGGCGTACGCTGCCGAGACAGCCGCTGAGGCTTTGGGAGCCTCGCGGTCGATTTGTGCAGGGTCAGCGGCGAGCGACGCCAGAACGGAGAGCAGCCACTGCCACATGATTACCACCCTTGCCCGTGGTTGAGGACGCGATTCCCGTTCTCGTCGACGCGAGCGTGCACGACGTACGCCTGCTCTGCCGGAGGCGGCTCGGCGAACGCCATCATCCAGAGCCCTGCCTTGGCGATCCTTGCCAGCAGTCGCAGCACGGGGCGGTCTTGATGCGGCTTGACCGGCGAATGGTCCGATGTCGCTGCCCACCACGTCAGCATCACTGCCACCAGGCCGACGACGACGGCTGTCTGAATCTCACGCTTGGTCATCGGTCTACGCTCCACAGGGACCAAAGGAACATCACGACACAGGCACCGATGACGCTGCCAATCAGACCGGCAGGAGCGTCACCGAACGGCAGGCCGCCAGCGAGCGAACCGATGCAGCCGAGGCCGATAGTCGGCACCCAACCTTCCGGGCAGCGCCCAGGCATCAGCCACTTGGCGATGCCACCAGCTACGGCACCAAATAAGAGCCACATGACGAGCGACATAAGCACTCCTACTGTGCGAGATGGAACGTGTCAGCAATGAGGCGTGCAGGCGACGGCGTGCGGGCCTGCTTCTCTGGCGGCGCAGGTGCGAGCCAGTTGCCGTGGTCAAGGTTGCGATACTTGAAGTTCACGCCTGAGATGCTGAAGGAGTCTTGCCCAGAGAGCATCGCGTCAACTGTCTGGCGATCCACCCAGAAGGAGCCGTCAGGCTGGTCCGCCGGCCACTTTGGGCCGGAGTTGAAGACGCCCCACGAATTGATACAGAGCAGCCCGTCACGCTTGCCTTCGTTCTTGGCGTAACGCACGCCGATAAAGCACATGCAGTGCGCCCATGAGCCGCTTCGAGGTGCAAACCCATCGGCGTCACGCTGCGAGGAAAAGCCAACGCCGCTGCACACTGGCACACAAAATCCACTTTCCAAACTTGCCGCAGCCTCATCAAAGTTCCGCACAAGAGCGACGTGTGTGGCAGTGTTCTTGTTGGCAAGCTTGGCAAGCGAAATCCCAGCCTGACCGCCACCGCAGAGGACGTTGCCCCATTCCTTCGCTCGGGCCGGGCTGTAGGCGGTCAAGTCAGCACCGGGATACTGCTGGCGAAAAAGGATGCCGCCGACAGTCTTGTCTGTGCATTTGCCAGCCACCCAACGTGCAGCTGCACCGCCATAGCTTCCATCGCCGTAGCCTGCCTGACTCACTGGCGGCAGACGCCCGGCGGTCCTTGATCCGCTATAGATTGCTTCGGTCGCCACAATCTTTGGCGGCTCTGGCAATTCGCCTTCTGCCCAGTCAACGCACTGGCCGACGTAGCTGCCCATAGCCCAGCCAAAGCTGACGCAGTCGCCGATGCCCTGCTTCCACGGGCCGAATGGTTTGCCGTAGACCTGGCGGTGAGCCCGGTCAGCGTACCGATACAGAAACGTGTCTTTCTGCTTGGCGTTCTTGATGACGTCCTTGGCAGCGTCTGAGAAAAGCGGCTGGTCAAGTTCCGCGAGAAACTGTCGCGTCCCGACCGGATCAGGCACGTAGCCGAACTGCCCGTCAATCTGCGCGGCGACTCGGCGAGTGGCTCGCTCAACGAGCACGCCGAGGATCGCCATGACGATCACCGCGGACACAGCAGACAGCGACCAGCGATCACTTTGTGACATCGGCAGCAGCCCTCGAAAGGTCACGTAGTGCAGAGATCCACGCCGCACGGCTTTCGGGCGTCACAGGACCGCCAGACGAGCCGACAGCGTCGTCTAGGAATTTGTGGACGGCGTCCCTGACTGCTGGCTGTCGAGCACCGATGCTCTGGCCCTTGCAACGCATATCGCGTGCTGCGATACGCAGGTCGTCAAACGCAACGCCGGTCTTCAGACGCTGATCGTGTTGCCCGTCGTACTCAATGCAATCTGCGAGTTCGCCGCAGAGGGCCGACATCGTCGCCGCATCTTCGGCGGCAGTCGCACCGATAAACTTGCCACGCAGCGTGAACGCACCCGGCGGCACCGGAACGGGCTGCGGCGTCGGGCTACTCGAGCGGCTCGGCATGAAGGCAATCGAAGCAGCGACGATCAGGGCAAGTGCGGCAACGTGCTTGCCATCAATGGTCGGCATCTTTGCCGTGGCATACCACGCCCTCACCTTCTCGGTGACCTGTTGGCCGGCGAGGACATAGACGGCGAAAGCCACAAGCAAGGCTGTGATCACGTTGACCTCACCATTGGAAGCATGGATTCAATTGCACCGCTCGCGAGTGCGAGGATGAACGCACGCAGAGCAGGACGCAGGATTGCCCACGCCGGCCATGCCATGAGCGGCAGGCAGCTGCTGGCAGTCGTGTCAAAAAGTGCGGCGACAGCAGCAATGGCGATGCTTTTCTTCTCTGGACCAGATAGCGTCTTGACTCGGTCGAGCGTCTCCACTGCGAGTCGCAGCAGAGCAATCATCAACTCGCCAAACTCCTGCCACGTCAGACCGTCAGCCGCCGTTCGCCGGGCGTCCGACAGGAACGACAAAACTTTTGCGTCGAGCCCGGCGACGGCGGATAGATGGTCTGGTGCCATCTCGTCAGACTAGGCTGGACGGGACGCAGACTAGACCGGCTCTGCCGACTCACACTCAGCGAGGCACGCAGCGTATCCAGCGAGGTCAATCGGCCCATCTGCCGTCTTGTTTGGCCCGAGAAATCGTGCCACTTTGTCAAACGTCATGAATATCGCCCAGTCGCTTTCAGTGAGCGGACGCTTCAGCACGTCTGCGAAAGCGGCGTTGATCATCCCGATCGTGCGTCGAAAGTGATGCTTTGGCCCGCCGTACTTCGGTCGTCTGTCACGCACAACGTCAATGGCATCAAGCAGCAGCTTTTCGGCTGGCGTTACGTCGTCGTGATCCTTGGCAATGATGCTATCTCCTGTCCAGCGAATGTCGTCCGTTGAGGCTTCCATCTCTTTTTGTCCTTGCAGAATCCAATCGACCGGCACAGTCTCCTCGGGCTCTGGCTCCGCACGCTCGGCGTGGTACTTCTCAGCGCTGGCCTGTGCCGCAACCTTCCACCGCTCCGGTGCATCGTCTGTCGGCTGGCACTTGCCACCGTCGCAGCATCCGCCCGCGAGTCGAGCCTCTACAGCGTCACGCAATGCGGCGTTTGTGTCCTGCAAATCCGTAATAAATCCTTGCATCTTTTTCCTTCCAATTAGAAGTCGTGCCACGTCTGCCGCGAGCGAGCCTGCCGTGCCGCACCACTGGCCTTGAAAGCGATACGCTCGCTGGCGTGCCTCGGCGATGTACTCGTCAGTTAGGTCGTAATCCATCAGTCAAGCCTCGGGCCTGAGACGTGCATGGATGATAGGCCGCCACCGTGCCGATAGAGAAACGTCTCCATAGCCTGCCGACTTCCGATCCAGCCGTTGATTGCGTGGTAGTCATCCGGCGGATTTAACGCCGGCGCTGTCCTGACGATGACGCCGTCAAGCGTGTCAATGGGCTTGTTGTTCGCAGCCGCCTGGTGGTGCAGATGACCAGTGTGCCATTCTCGATACACGCTCTGGCTCCATGCCTTGGGTTGCTCAAGTGCCATGATCTGCGGGAGTTTTGGTTTTGCCTTGTGCCCATGCGCAAACCCAAGAAGGTTTCCGCCGTGCGATAGGTACTGCCTGCCGGTGAAATCCGGTTTCACTTTCGCGATTCGCGAATTGCGAAAGCGTTCTTGCAAGATCCTCTGGAAAGTCCACGTCAACACCTCGTCGTGGTTTCCGTTGACGATCACGACGTCGGTTGGCACTGTCTCTGCGGATTGATGCACCAGAGACAAGAGCGTGTCGCATCCGACCTCAATCATCTTCTGAAGTCGTCCGTCGCGCTCTAGCGGCGTGCCGCCGGTCGTCGTGCCTGCTGGCGTGTCGTAGTGGAACAAGTCTCCCAAGAAGGCGACCGTGCGTCTGGCTGGCTTGTTGTCGTTGCCTACCGCAAGCAGTTCGCTCGCAGCGTCACCCACAAGCCGTGCTGCAATGTCTAGGTCGTAGTCGCCGCCGCCGGTGGTTTTGTCCCAGCAGTATTTGCCAAAGTGCGTGTCTGCAACAACGAGCACTTGCCACAGACCGTCACGCTTTGGAGCCTTGACAGATTTGGTCAATGGCTTGCGGATGTCCTTGCGAGCAGCGTCAATCATCGCTTGCACAACCTCGCGAGTCGTCGGCCCAGCCTTCGGCTTGAGCCGTACAAACACGCGATGCAGTTCAATGCTGCCGCCGTCGCCGTCGCCGCATTCCCACTTCGTCGCCTCACTGGCTGCAATCTCAAAGCGGCTCATGTCCGCCTCTATGTGACGCAACAGATCATCAACGGTCTTGATGCGTCTGCTTGTGGATCGTGCCTCAAGCGTGTCACCTGACTGAGACTGCGTCACCTGCTCTGCGTCAGGGTTCGCAGCAGCAGCCTTTGAAATCTGATCCTTGGCAACGTCTCGAGCGACATCTGCTCTCAAGCTTTGTCGAGCCATGACAGGACTCCCTGCATGCCAACGTCAGAGATGCCACGGGAACGCATGTTCTCCGCGATGGCTCTGGCTAGCGTCTTCTTCCGCGTGCCTAGATCGCCAGCCTTCCACTCTGCCTTGATTGCGTCTAGTTCCTCGCGGTACCGAGGAGCGAGCCGCTCATACCACGTTGCAGGACCGTGGCGATAATCACTTACTGCCCTTCGCACGTCGTCGAGCAGGCCGATTGTGCTTTTCGTCTTCAATCTGTGCCTCCTTGCGTTCGAGGTGAATCCAGCCGTCATCGTCTGGGATGCCGCCGCCGCCGCACTCCTCGTCGTCGTCATCCAACTCGGGAGGCAGGATCACCGCCTCGGTCGTCGGCTGTGGCTTGGTGCGTCCCATGCCTACAGCGTGGCAGGGCTGTCAAGCGTTGCGGATATGCACTGTCGGTCTCTTACGATATTGCTGACGGAGTCGCCGAAATCAGAGACCATTGCATTTTTCCAAGATACGCGTTGAACAACGGCGAGATGATTACTGGCTGGCCCGATTTTACGTCGTAAAGGGCGTTAGTTGCAGTAATGCCAAATTTCGTAGACCACTGCGTATATCGTGCCCACGCTCGATTTGTGAGGACTGTAAACGTAAAGTTTGATTTACCTAGATGGATGAGCCCATATAGGCCGTTGATGTCAAATAGTAGCTGTGCGTGACCAACTTCTTGAACTTCGCCATTGAGAGAAACGTAGGCACCGCCAGACCCGCCACCAGGCATGAGCAGCGGCACAACGCCAGACACAGCAACCCTGCCTATTGAGCCTGCTTTTATTGGCTCAATCGTCACGCACCAAGGCTGTTCAACCTCAAGTACTCCAGAAATTCGTGCTCCATTCAAGACAAGCGGGCTCATCTTTGGCAAAAGGGAGGCATTGCCAGCATTGCCTGCCCAGGAATCGCTACCAACAAACCCTGACATTGGAATAGTCGTGTATGCCTCCCTGTCGCCTCCAGTGTTGTTTTGAATTAACGCTTCTGTGTAGGGAGTTGCGTTACGATTGCCTGGAATGGATGAAATATTGAATCTACTGTTCAGCACTAAATCCGCTGCATCCTGCGCTCGATTCCACGCCCTTGCCGAGATGGCACCGCGTATCGGCTGGCCCTGCTCTAGTCGTCCGTCTGGGCGTGGCATTAGGTTGTTCCTATGCCAAGCAGCGAAAATTCAGACTCGCGGTACACGCGATTCACGTAGACGTGCTTTGGCTTCTTCAGCAGCGTATTTGAGTCGATTGCGTCCTCGTACCTCACCCATAAATACTCGTGGCCCTTTTTGGAAATTCCCAGAATTGAGCCAATCGTGATCGTAGGAGCCGACCCGCTGCTGCCTGTTGCGTTTGGCGACGCAATGAATCGATACGAGAGCGACCACGGGCCGAGCCCTTTCTGGTCGTCCCATTCCTGCGATCCAGTGCATCCAAGAAACAAAACCTCTCCTGCAAGAAAGCCTCGAAAGCTTGATGCATTAGTAGTGCCAGTGACAGTAGCCAATCCTCGAATGTAGGTGGTTGATATGTACGAACTCGGCACGTCGTAGGTTTCCTGCCATTGCAGCTGCGGCACAACAACGTCAACGCCGTTGACTCCGTTAGAGTCGACGCCAATCGCCATTGATTGATAGGGCGGCGTTTGCCCGATCATGCCGAATGCAGTCTCTGAATACGCCTGCGTCATGTGCTGCGTACCGCCGGTCGTGTCAAAGCTACGAACTCGCTTCAGCGGATCGCTGCCGTACTCCGCGCCATCCTTTGCATAGTTGATCGTGACTTGCCACGCATCGTCGCCGAGATACGAGACAGAGTACGACTCTGCCATCAACTTCACGTCGGAGATGCCTGGGTACTGCCAGTACTGCCCGTTTGCAGTGACCTCTGCGTTTACTGCGGCGTGGAGAACTGAGTCGTCAGACGTGCCAAAGACCTTGAACGACTTGACCAAAGTCGACGTCGCTTTTTTGCCGCGACGAAAAATCGTCGCCTGCCGAGACTCTCCATCCTCGACCCACGTCAGTGCCATTATGCCGCCACCTTTCCGCCGCCCTGGTCAACGAGTTCCTTGACGCCTTTAGCGGTGTCCTCGCTGCTCTTTGCAATGCGCTCTTGAAGGGATGAGCCGAAGCTCATGCCGCCGAGGTTGACGCTTGAGAACGTGCCAGCGACTTCAGCCTTGCTAGTGGCGGACTGATCGCCGGCAGCAGCTGCACCAGCGGCGGCAGTCGAGAGGCTGCTGGTTGCAGTCTGCGTCAGGTTCTCAGCGGCAGTATCAAGAGCGTCCGACAACGCCTTCTCTTGCTCGCTCGTCAGTTTGCCAGCGTCTCGCATGGACGTGAACTTCTCGCCAAGCTTTCCTGTGCCTCTTAACTGATCAAGAGACGTCGCTCCCGTGATGTCTCCCAGCAGCGTCTGGACGTCACGGGCATTTGTCTTGTTGGCAGCGAGCGAGTTTAGCTTGTCTTCCGCCGCTACCACGCCGGCCCGACGCTCTGCTGCTCGCTGATCGTTCGTCGCCTGACGAGCGTCTTTTGTCGCCTGCGCGTCATCTTGGATTGCTTTAACCCGACCTTGCCGGTCCTTTTCCGCCTTGGCGTTTTCTTTGGTAGCTCTGTCGGTTCGGCCCTCTATGCCAGGTCGCTCCAGCCGACGCTGCTCTGCTCGTGCAGCGTTAGCGTCCTTGATTGCCTGCACCCTTTTTTGAGTGTCCCGCGCTCCAGTGATGAATCCCTTTACTCGAGTCCATGCGATCTGGATGTTGGCAACAAGGTTGTCAAACGTCGCCATGACGCCGTTCACGATGTTGTCAAAGAACCCCATGATGAAGGCTCCCATCGTGTTCAGAATCGCCGACGAATCGGTATAGATTTTGTCCCACGCCATGTAGATGCCTGAGCCGATGTCGGTGAACACGTCTTGAAACGCTGCCACCCACGGGTCAACGTAGGACATCAGCGCCTCTGTGCCACGCAGCCAGCCAGCAACAAGCCCAGTCCAGAGCACGTCCATTGCACCGGCGAGATCACCAGCGGCGACCGCCTCGTAGACGCCATTGAATGTGGTGGTCGCTGTCCGCGACAAATCCCCAAGCACCACGATGCCATCCTTCACGGCTGTTGAGAAACCGTTAGAGATTGCGTCGCCCGCGTCCGAGGCGTATTGCGAAACCCCTTTGAACGAGTCGGCGATCTGTGGCCCGAACTGCTTGACTGCGATGCCGACGCCAATGGCAGCTGCTGACAGTAGAAGCAGCGGAGCCACAGGCGCGAGCCACGCCGCGGCGACGCCAGCGGCAGACGCAATTGATCCCGACAACGCCAATCCTATTGCGCCGAGATACGAGCCAATTGCTGCGACCGCCGCCCCTGCGAACGACAGCACAGCCGCTGACGCGGACAGCATCGCCGAGCCAATCGTGTTGGCGAGCGCCAGAGTCGCAGGCATCGCAAGCGTGAAGCTTCGAGCAACACCGCTGGCACTGCCGATCAGCAATGTGATTGGCGACACTGCCAGCATGGCCGCCTTGCCGAGGCCAGCAAACCCAAACGCCGTCACCTGGAGCGAGATGCCAAGAGCCGTTAGTGCAGCGCCAGCAGGAACCAGCAGCACAGCGAACTTCGCGAAACTTGCGACCGCCTCTTGGTTTTTGCTGGCAAAGTCAGTCAGTCCGTTGAGCAGTCCATTGACGAACGGCACCACCTTGGCGAGGGCTGGAGTCACAGCATCTGAAACTGCTATAGCCAGTCGCTGCAAACCCGCGAACACGCTCTGAGCAGAGCCGGCAAGGCCCGACATCAAGAGCTTATATTTCTCGCCGACGGGCATGGCGGTTTTCATCGCGTCACGCATGCCGTTGAATCCGTCCACGCCTGACGTCGCAAGAATCGATGCAGCACGGATGGCATCAGCGCCAAAGATGCGGCGGAAAACGTCGTCCTTGGCTGTCTTGTCTAGTCCGCCCATCGCCGCATTCAACGTCGATAGGATCTCAACCATCGGCTTCATCTTGCCGTCAGCGCCACGGAAAGACTGCGTTGTCAGACCAACTTGCGTCAACGCAGCTGCGGCGTCGTCCGCTGGTGCCATTAATCGCATCAACATCGTCTTGACGCTCGTGCCTGCGTCGCTGCCCTTCACGCCGTTGTTGGCGAGAATCGCCAGCGTCGCCGACAGATCCTCAATTCTCTGCCCAGCTAGGCCGGCGACAGCAGAAGACATTGAGAACGCTTCCGACATCTGAGCAATTGAGGTGCTGGAGGCATCCGCCGCAGATGACAACGCATTAGCAGCGACATCGGACGACACCTTGAACACGTTCATGGCGTCCGACATCACCACCGCCGCTTGGGCAACGTCCATCTCGCCAACCTTGGCGAACTCCAACGCAGACTTTCCGGCACCGCCCAGCACGCTCTCCAGCGACATGCCAGCCTTGAGCAACTCAAGCATGCCATGAGCAGCCTCAGTCGGCCCAACGCCGAGAGCCTTTGACATGTCCATCGCAGACGATGTGATCTTGTCAATCTCGCCGGACGTCGCGCCGGTGCTCGCCCGAATATTCAGCAGCGTTGATTCAAACGCTGCGCCCTGCCTCACGGCAGCCGCAATCGGTGCAGCCATTCCAACGCCAGCAGCTGCAAGTCGTCCGCCGCCTGACGACAGCGAGCGGCCCATGTTGGCGACAGCCTTGTTAACCCGCCTGAGCGCAGAGAAAAACGCTCTCGGGTCAGCGCCGATCTCGACAAACACGCCGCCGGCTCTAATTGATCCAGAGCTGCTCATACGTGCTTTTGCCAGTCTTTGCCGAACAGCCTAGCGAGATCTTCCGGCGTGGCTTGTCTCGGCTTTGGCTGTTTGGCGTATGGGTTTAGTTTTCGCGGGTCTACTCGAGGCGAGTGCTTGTCCCTGTTTATATTTGCCGCCTGGGCTAACAGGTTGGCGGTATGCCACCAGTCGTGCTCTAGGCGGCTGTCACGAGCGGCGAAGAGTTGTCGGACTGTCCACTCGCCGGGATGGACTCCGAGGATTCCTGCGGCTTCCCAGATGGCGTCCCAGACGCTCCTGCCAGACTCTCCAACGTCGCTTTCTCCAGTCCCGCCTCCGCTCTGCCGAGCATCTCGTTTTGCACCTCGTCCATTTTGGACGCGAGAAGCGCGATCATCTTGCGGAGGCGCTGCGGGAAAAAATCGACAAGTTCCTGCTCTAACGCTTTCGTTGCAGCGTCCAAAGAATCGCCACGCAAGCCCTCAAGGAAGTCTTCCTTTGACAGTCGCTTCGTCTCAACTTGCTTGCTCAACAACGCATAGAGGATCTCGCCGATCTTGGCATACTGGCTGCGAAGAACTTGGAACGTCTGCGAGATGTTCGCTGCATCAACCATGTCAAACGGCATGGTCTTTCGCTCGCCCGTCTCCTCGTCAACGACATCAATCGTGACGTTGTCGCGGACGCGAAGCGCAGAGGCGACTGTCAACGCCACTTGCCACGGTATGCCTTGGTCATCACGGAACTCACGCATCTGCTACCTCGTCAATCTCGGATCAGTCATGCGACCTTCAACGACAAATGTTGCAACGCCATCGATCGGATCTGTCTCAGTGATGCTCGTCATTACCGCAATGAATGAAAACCCGCCTTGGCCGCCAGCGACTTGAAAAGTGCCGCCCGTGTGCATGAGCGAGAACGCACTGCCAAGATCGTCGCCGTCGTTGAACTCCACGCTGACCGAACACTCGTAGCCAGTGCTGTAGACCGCTGCGTAGCGACTGCCGTATGGGTTGATGTCGATCGTTCGAGCCGACTCTGTCAGCGTTACATTGCGAGCGCTGTAGATCGTGCCGCCAGCAAAGCTGACGGTGCAGTCTTTTCCCAGCGCGATCGCCATCAGAACTCCTTGGCTGTCACGTTGTAGGTGACCGCTCCGTCAATGCTGACGTTCTCAGTGACGCTCATGATCGAGAACGAGCCGGAGGTGCCAGCTGCGTTCAGCGAGGTGATGAGTCCGTCTGGATCGTGGCACTCGATTTCCCACGTCTTCGTCACGAAGCCGGCCTTGCTGACCTTTCGGCCAGGAGTACCGGCAGAGCCGCCGATGTTTGCGCGGTTGGAGATGTCGATCGTCTCGCACTCTTCCGTGAAAGTGGCCGAGATGATGCCTTCGCCGAACGGAGGAGCGGACGATGCGTCTTTGCCGAGAGTGATAGCCATACGAGAAAGTCCCTGTGTGAGTGGTTAGGCGCTGACCGTGCGAGAACCGCTGACCGTGTAGGTGATGATTCCGTCCAGAGGCTGGCTCTGTCCGATATTCGTGCAGATGTACGTCGCGTTTCCGGTCTGCGTTCCGCTGATGGTGAACGTGCCACCAATGCTGACGCCAGGAGCGTCAACGCACTCAAGCTCAATCGTTTGCTCGATCAGAGCCTTGCGGAACTTGCGTGACGTGTCGCCGAACTTGGTGACGTCAACGTCGCTGGCAGAGTTCGTGACGGTGGCAGATCGAGCGTTCGCGACGCCCGTGACAGTCACGTCCTTGCCGAGCGTGATCTCGACGGTGCCAATAGCCATGTGTAGCCCTTGTGTGCGAGTGCCAGCAGTGCGGCTGGTTCGCTCACGGTATGGGCAGCAAGGACGAAACTAGACCGGGTGTGCCGCGGCTACCCTCCGCCGTATCGCAGTGAGTTCCGCCACTGCTCTGGAAGCTTGCCAGATTCAAGGGCAATCCTCGTGGCTCGTTCCATGTACTCCCTTCCACGCAGTTGCCGCGTGAATGAGAACAGGCCAATCTGCGGCACGCCATTCCTGCCGCCAGCCATAGGCTGCGAGTTCGTCAGCCTGCCGTAGACCCTCCTGCTGTACCTAGCCACGCCTGTGCGAGCGAACGGCTCAAACCAGTACTTCGCTGTTCCACCGTACGCCTGGAGCGACGCTACCTTGTAGCCGCGAGTGTCGCCAGGCCCGACGACGACGGTCTTGCTCGCCGTTGAGTAGTCATATTGCACACTTTTGCGCAAAAAGCCCTGTGGGAATCGTGGCGTTTTCCAGCTGGTGACGATGTCAGATTTCGGCACCTTGTTGATCACCGCATAGAGCTGGTAGCCGTGCCGCTCGCCAATCTTGTATCGGACTTCAGTTGCGCGAGGCGATCGCTGGCTGATGACCTTTCGCGAGCGTGCGGCTTTAAAAACGATTTGCCCAGCCTTTTTAAGCGATCGCCTGTTGGCTGCGTCAAGTAACCGCCTGACTGCCTCCGTCTCCCACGAGAACCTAGTACCAATGCGCCAACGGAATTCCGCAGGGAAGAACGACGGGTCAATATCTACGATGGACACGCGAGCCTCCTATGCAGTCGGAAGCACGTTCGCCTCAAAGACGCGGTACGTCGCCGTTATCACCGCTCGCCAGACGTTCCGCTCAGTCAGCGCGTCGTCAGGGTTTAGGTCAATGCTGACCGTCTGCGGACTCGTCACGCCAGCCGGCCATGTGACGCCAGAGCCGAACGAATGGGCACGCACGTAGAGCATGATGCTGTCGGCGAGGTCAAGCATTCCATCAACTTCAGCGTCAGTCGTGACGTGCCGCCCGACGAAGACCGTGATGCCATAATCAATCTGCATATGCGTGCGACTCA